GCGGGTGACTGCGACGGGAACAGTCGCGCGCCATGTTTTTGTTTGTTGCCGATAGCGAACACCCCAGATCAGGAGATGATGACATGGATGTCAAGCTGATGAACATCGACGACATTCGGCCCTACGAGGCCAACCCCCGTATCAACGACCAGGCCGTGGACGCCGTGGCGGCGTCCCTGCGCGAGTTCGGATTCCGCCAGCCTATCGTGGTCGACGAGCACAACGTGATCATCGTCGGCCACACGCGATGGAAGGCGGCGAAGAAACTGGCCTTGGCCAAGGTGCCGGTCCACGTCGCCAGAGACCTGACGCCGGAACAGATCAAGGCGTATCGCATCGCCGATAACCAGACGAATACGCTGGCCGAGTGGGACTACGAACTGCTGCCCATCGAGTTGAAGGACCTCCAAGCTGCGGACTACAACCTCGATCTGCTGGGCTTCGACCCCGACGCGTTGGCCAAGATGCTCGACGGTGGCGTTCAGGACGGCCAATGCGATCCGGACGACGTGCCCGCGCCACCGGACGAGGCGATCACGCGCCCGGGCGACCTGTACATCCTCGGCGATCATCGACTGCTCTGCGGCGACAGCGGTAAAGGCGAAGATGTCGACCGCCTCATCGACGGGCAGCCGGTGCATCTGGTCAATACCGATCCTCCGTACAATGTCTCCCTGGCCCCGCGCAGCAACAATGCCGTGGCTACTGCCAGGGCCGCGAAACAATACACCGGCCAGCAGGGCATGGACGCCAAGCTCCGAGGCGAGGCCCACGCGACCACCGACAAGATGCGGCCCAAGGATCGGCCGCTGGCCAACGACTTCATCTCGGACGAGCAGTTCGCGCGTCTGCTTCGCGCATGGTTCGGCAACATCCAACGGACGCTGCTGCCGGGACGGGCCTATTACATCTGGGGAGGCTATTCGAATATCTGGAATTACCCCAACGCGCTGAAGGACTGCGAATTGTACTTCAGCCAGATGATCATCTGGGTCAAGGAGCATCCGGTCCTGACGCGCAAGGATTTCATGGGCAACCACGAGTGGTGCTTCTACGGCTGGCGGGAGGGAGCGGCTCACGTCTTCCACGGTCCGGCGAACGTCTCCGATGTCTGGTCCGTCAAGAAGATCAACCCGCAATCGATGATTCACCTGACCGAGAAGCCCGTCGAGTTGGCCGTCCGCGCGATGCAGTATTCGTCATTGACCGGCGAGAACGTCCTGGACCTGTTCGGCGGCTCGGGCAGCACGCTGATCGCGGCCGAGCAGACCGGCCGCAAGGCGTACCTGATGGAACTTGACCCGTTGTACTGCGACGTGATCGTGCAGCGCTGGGAACAGTTCACGGGAAGGAAGGCTGAGCGGATCGCGGCGGACAGTGCCGAAGAAGGAACCCCCGCTCCTGTGGAAGCCGGGGCGGAGGAGGCGAAGGCGTGAGGCGGGCGCTACTTGGCCAATGTGAACTTGCCGCGTTCGACCTTGCGGAATCGGCTGGCGTCGCCCTTGGCGGCGATCTCGCGCGTAATTGCCGCGTAAATCGTCGCCGCCGGCGTCTTGCCGTTGGTCTTCCAGTAGCCGCGGTCGATCATGATCTTGACGATGTCGCCGCATCGCATCGGCAGCGCAGCGCCCAGGCCGAGGACCTTCGCGGCGGCGTCAAGTCCGCTGAGGCGTTTCGGTTTCTTCTCGGCGCTGGCGGTCGGGGTCTTGGCCTTCGGCTCAGGTTCATCCGGTGTGGCCGCCTGGCCTCGAAGTCGCTGGGCGCTCTTGATCCGCACCTTTTTCTTCGTCACCGTGTTGGTCGCGTCCCACCCGCCGCGGGCGTTGGCCGCGTCGATGCGGACGGGGACCACCTTTCCGGTGACCTTCGCCAGATACGTGCCGCCGATCTTGACTTCGCTCTTCTTCATCGTGCTGTCCTTTCTGTTGGGGCCCGGTGGGCCGGTTTTCTACAGTCCCATCTCGTCGCAGAGGCGGGTGAATTCGCCTTCGCCCAATACGTCGATGATCTCTTCCGCAAACCAGTTCAGCTCTCGCCAGACGTCGTCGTCGCCGATGGGCAGTTTCACGTCGAGCAGGAAACACCCCATCGCCGCAGCGGCCTTCGGGCTGAGGCTGTCCTTGATGGCGTCGGTGAGAATCCTCGCGTCGTAGGTTTTCGGTTGTTTGTGTCTCATAGTCGTCTCTCCTTCTGGTCAGATGTCAGAAAGCGGCAGCAGCCGCAGGTACATCTCGTGGATATCCGAGTTCGTGCCGTCGTGTCCTTCAAGAAAGCAGAACAGCAGGTCGGCGGCGGAACGGATGTCGTCGGCGTCATCGATCCCGATCCAATGGTTCCTGCCGTTGGGCGTCTCCGGGCTGAACAAGGTGGCCAGCAGGTATGCGCCCTGGCGCTGGACGGTAACGAAGCGTTCGTTGTCGTCGTCGGTGAACTCGATTCGTGTCGTTTTCATGGACATGCCTTCGGTTGGGGGTTACTTGGAAATCCGCTCGATGCGGACGTGGATGTCGTTGCCGAATCGGCTACCGGCGATCCGCCAGCCGCGCTGCCGCGCTTCTTCCAGCCGATCAGCGCTGAAGGTGAACCGTCCGACCCGTTCACCGTTGATCGTGTCGGTGACGGTCGCCCGGTAGATCGTGCTGCCTTCCTTGTGGTTCTCGCGTTCATGCTTCATTGCGTTGTCCTTTCCGTTTTCCATGACCCCATCAGGCCATGGTTTCGCGCCCGTGCCAAGGCAAGTTCGCGGAAGGACAGCGGACTAGTGCGCGCCACAGATATCTATGGGCTAAAGAGTTATGACTAATCGCAAAGATTCTTCGAGGAATTCTCCGTCCCCCGCCCCGACTGGCGACGCGGGGGCGGCCGACCCGGCGGCGCTGACCGTCGTCCAGCTCGCGCGGCTACTGGGGCTGGCCGAGTCGAAGGTCCGCCGGCACATCGCGGCCGGCGCGCCGACGGCGGCGGATGGCAGCGTCAACCTGGTGCATTACACCGCCTGGCTGAATCGGCGGCTGAAGGAGCACGATGGCGATTGACCCGACCAGTCTGACGCGGAGCGATCTGCTCCAGGTGATCAACGCCACGTCGCTGGGCGTGGTGCTGACCCGCTCGCGCCTGCGCCGTCAGATGGACGCCGGGGCGCTGAAGTTCGGAGACGGCACGCGCATCCACCTGGTACGCTACGCCCGCTGGCTGGCCGACGAGCTGGACAAACCGCGACCGCCGAAGGCCGACTACGCCGAGGCGCGGCGCAGGCAGGCCGAACGCAACCGCGCGGCTACCAAGGCGTCCCAGGACGTCCATCCCATCCCCGAGATCGACGACTACGACCGACGCAGGTCGTGCGGTGAGTCGTTCCGTCTGTTCTGCGAGACCTACTTCCCCTCAGCCTTCTACCGGGCGTGGTCGGACGATCACCTCCGCGTGATCGGCCGGATGGAGAATGCCGTGCGCGCCGGCGGGCTGTTCGCCTTCGCCATGCCGCGCGGCTCGGGCAAGACCACGCTGGCGCGCTGCTCGGCGTTGTGGGCGATACTCTACGGCTATCGACCGTTCGTCTGCCTGATCGGCGCAGCCGACGATCGCGCCAAGGAGCTGCTGCTGCCGATCAAGAAACACGTTCTGGAGAACCCGCTGCTGCTGGCGGACTTCCCCGAGGCGGTCCATCCGCTACGGTGCCTGGAGAACAGCTCGAAGCGACAGCTTCAACAGCACATCCAGGGCCGCTTGACGCACGTCCATTGGGGCCAGGAAAAGCTGGTCTTCCCGACCATCGAGGGTTTTTCCGAAGGACACCTGCCCCGCGCGCTGCGCGACAATGGTTACCAGACCAGCCCGTCGTGCGGGTCCATCATCACGACGACCAGTCTCGACGCGAACATGCGCGGCCAACAGCACACCCGCGCCGACGGCTCGGTCATCCGTCCGTCTCTGGTTCTCCTGGACGATCCCCAGACGCGCCAGTCGGCGGCGTCTCCGACGCAGACCAAACGCCGCGCGGAACTGCTCAACGGAGATGTGCTCGGCATGGCCGGTCCGGGCGAGACCATTTCGGCGGTGTTGACCTGCACGAAAATCTACGACGGCGACCTGGCCGATCAGGTGCTCGACCGCGAGAAGAACCCCGAATGGGATAGCGAATGCACCAAGTTGGTCTACGCCTTTCCGGTCGGACAAATCGCCGAAAAGCTCTGGGACGAGTACGCCAACATCCGCCGCTCGCAAGGCCACGCCGCCGCGACAAAGTTCTACCGCGACAACCGGGAAGCGATGGATGCCGGCGCGGCCGTCGCCTGGCCCGCCCGCTACGACAGCAGGACCGAAGCCTCGGCGATCCAACACGCGGTGAACCTGAAGCTCAAGGTTGGTCCCGAGGCCTTCGCCAGCGAGTATCAAAACGAGCCGGTCCTGGAACAGATCAACGATCAGGTTCTCACCGTTGATCAGGTCTGTGAAAAGATCAACGGGCGCAAGCGCGGCGAGGTGCCCGCGTCCTGCACGAAGCTGACCATGTTCATCGACGTGCATGACCGTTTGCTGTTCTATTGCGTCTGCGCCTGGGAGGAGAACTTCACCGGCTACATCATCGACTACGGCACGTTCCCGCAGCAGAGGCGGCACATTTTCACACTCAAGACTGCCACGGGCACGCTGGGCCGGTCTTTCCCCGGCGCGGGCGTGGACGGTGCGATCCACGCCGGGATGGAAAGACTGGTCACGACCTACCTGTCGCGCGAATGGAAGCGCGGCGACGGGTTGATGAAGATCGACCGGGTGCTGGTGGACATGGGCTATAAGCCGGGCATCGTCGCCGACGTGAAACGAAAGGCCGGCGGCAACGCCATGATGCTCGCCAAGGGCATGGGCATCCGGGCGTCCCGCAAGCCGCTGGCGACCTACACCCGCCATCCCGGCGAGGTGCACGGCCACTACTGGTACATTCCCAACGTCCGCAAGACCGGCGAGTTCCCCCACGTGCTGACGGATGTGAACTACTGGAAAACGTTCGTGCATTCGGGCCTGCTCACCGCCCCCGGGGACCGGGGCGGCATCAGCATCTTCGGCACCGACGGCCGCGAGCACGAACTGTTCGCAGAGCACGTTGCCCATTCGGAAACCTGGGTCGAAACCGCCGCCCTGGGCCGGGTCGTCCACGAATGGTCCCCGCGTCCGACGCGCCCGGACAACCACTGGTTCGACTGCCTGGTCGGCTGCGCCGCCGCGGCTTCGATGTGCGGCGTCAAGGCCCCCGGCGAGACCGCCGCCCGCTCTCGGAAGCGCTACACGCAGGCTGATCTGCGGAGGAGAGATTGATGGACGAGCAGTTGAGCGAACGCAAAGCCTGGCCGTCTACCGAGCGGGCCGTGGGTCTGGAATGCCGCGATTGCGGCTGTCGCCACTTCGTCGTGGACCACACCCGGAAGGTGAACCGGATGATCATCCGCTACCGTCGCTGCCGCCACTGCGGCCGGCGCATGACCACGTCCGAGCGGGCCGTCGGCTCGGACAACTGACATTCTTTCCATATCTGGAACCCTCATCCCCCGCGTGGCCCACGCCCGGACACATAGCGCTCCTCGGCGGTAGGTAGTGAAGGAAAGGCGGCGCTATGGCTGAAGATTTGAAGGAAACCATCAAGCAGAACGCCGAGGGGCCCAAGCGCGCCAGCGGCGATTCGGGCAGTGTCGATCAGCATTCGCTGAAAGACCAGATCGAGGCCGACAAGTACCTCGCGAGTAAAGACGCGGGGAAGAATCCGGCCAAGGCGTTCACTCGCGCCAAGATTGTACCCCCGGGAGCGGTGTAACACATGGGATTGTGGCCCTGGATAAAACGCAAGAAGGTGCAGACCGTCGGGCAGATGATGCTCGTGCGCGGCCGATTCGACGCGGCGCGGACCACGCCGGATAACCGCAAACACTGGGCCAATGCCGATCATCTCTCGGCTGACGCCGCCGGTTCACCGGACGTGCGCCGCACCCTCCGCAGCCGCGCCCGCTACGAGGTGGCCAACAACGCCTATGCTCGCGGGATCGTGCTCACACTGGCCAACGACGTGATCGGCACCGGGCCGCGTCTCCAGATGCTGACCGACAGCGATCAGACCAATCGCGAGATCGAAGCCGAGTTCGCCGCCTGGGCGAAGGCTGTCGATCTGCCCGGCAAGCTCCGCACCATGCGACAGGCCCGCGCCGCCGACGGGGAGGCGTTCGCGCTGCTGTTCAACAACGCCGAACTCGACGGTCCGGTCAAGCTCGACATCCGCCTGATCGAGGCCGATCAGGTCACCACGCCTGACCTCTCGCCGATCATAGCCGATTCGGCCGGGAAGGTGGACGGGATCGTTTTCGACGAGTTCGGCAACCCGAAAGAGTACCACGTGCTGGGCGAGCATCCCGGCTCGAGCGGCGCGTCGGTGGGTACGCGGTACGACCGCATCCCGGCGACGAGCATGATTCACTGGTTCCGCGCCGACCGGCCGGGCCAATCGCGCGGCCTGCCGGATATTCTGCCGGCGCTTCCGCTGTTCGCCCAACTGCGGCGTTACACGTTGGCGGTGATCAAGGCGGCGGAAAGCGCGGCCAATATCGCCATTCTGATGAAGACTAACACGCCCGCCGGGGGTGAGTCGGCCGAGGTCGAGCCCATGACGGAAATGGAGTTCGTCTCGAACATGGCCGTCTTCACGCCGGAGGGTTGGGAGCCGTCGCAGATCAAGGCCGAGCAGCCCGCGACCACCTATGACATGTTCAAACGGGAGATTCTCAACGAGATCGCACGCTGTCTGAACATGCCGTACAACATCGCTGCCTGCAACTCCAGCGACTACAACTACGCCTCCGGTCGGTTGGACCACCAGACCTACTACAAGAGCATCTCCGTCGAGCAGGCCGATCTGGAATCCCGCGTTCTGGACCGCATCCTCGGCGCGTGGCTGTCGGAGGCTGTTCGCGTGTTCGGGGCGGGCGACGCGGTCGACTCGCCGCACCAGTGGTTCTGGGACGGGCACGAACACGTCGATCCGGCCAAGGAAGCCAACGCCCAGGCGACCCGCCTGACCAGCAATACCACCACGCTGGCGGCAGAGTATGCCCGTCAAGGAAAGGACTGGGAGACCGAGCTGCGCCAACGGGCGCGCGAAGTCGCCCTGATCAAGGAACTGGGACTTCCCGCCTCGCAGGCGCGGTCGAAACCCGAACAGGAAGAACCAATCGAGGAAGACGACGATGAAGAACAATCCCAACAAGCCGCCTGAGCAGCTCACGCTCACGGCGTCCATGCGGATCGAAGCAGGCGGCGTCGCCGACCGTTCGGACGACGATGCCAAGGCGAAACTGCCTCGATTCAGCATGATCGCCTACACCGGCGGACCGATGCGCCTGGCCGAGTGGAAGTTCCCGGTCGTGGTGGACCTGGCCGGGATGAGCATTCCCTCGCAGGTCCGGCCCATCCGCGTCGGCCACGACACCGACAAACGCGTGGGCCACACCGACGCGATCCGCGTGGACGGTGGAACACTCACGGCCGAGGGGATCGTTTCCTGTACGGGCCGGACGGCCCAGGAGGTCGTCGCCGACGCCCATAACGGATTCCCGTGGCAGGCGAGCATCGGCGCGACAGTAGATCAGTTCGAGTTCGTTAAGGATGGCCAGATGGCCGCCGTCAACGGCCGGGAGTTCGCCGGACCTGTCTATGTCGTCCGGCGCTCGACGCTGGGTGAGATCAGCTTTGTAGACCTTGCAGCCGACGGCAATACCTCGGCAAACGTGGCCGCTTCGGCCAGGGAGAATGACACGATGAAGGACACGGAAGTCAAACAGCAACAACAGAACATCGAGGCCGCCGACGCGCAGGCAGCGGATGGGACCGGTAAGGAGACCGGTCCGTCCGCAACCGCCGGAATCGATCCGGCGGGCGACATCCGCGCCGAAGCGGCTGCCGAACAGGAACGTATCGCCGCCGTGCGAAAGGTCTGTGGAGATCACGCGGACCTCGCCGCCACGGCGATCAAGGAGGGATGGGACGTGACGAAGGCCGAATTGGAAGTCCTGCGCGCCGAGCGTCCCAAGGCCCCGGCGGTCACGGTGACGGGCGAACACTCGCCGGTCCGTGCCATCGAGGCCGGTCTGTGCCTTCGCGCCACGGATGACACCAAATTCGTCGAGGCCGAATACGGGCGCGACTATCTCGACGGCGCGCAACGATACCGCCGCATGGGCCTCGTGCAGGCCGCGGCGATGTGCCTGCGGATCGATGGGCTGGAAGCCGATCTGGACAGTGCGGCAATCGTTCGCGCAGCTCTGTCCACCACGTCGTTCCCGGTGCTGTTGAGCAACGTGGCCAACAAGGCGCTCCTCAAGAGCTACACGGACTTCCCGTCCACGGCGCTGAGTTGGTGCGGCCAGGGCGATCTGCCCGACTTCAAGACCCAAACCCGTGCGCGGCTGAATCTCTCCGGCGGTCTCCAGGAGATCGGTCCCGACGGGGAACCGAAGCACCTGACCGCCTCGGACGAGTCGGCCGTCGTGAAGCTCAAGACCCAAGCCCTGGCGTTCGCCATTGGCCGGTCGGACATCATCAACGACGATCTCGGCGCGCTGACACGGCTTCCCGCGGCGTTCGGGGCGATCTGTCGGCGGAAGATTGACGACCTGGTCTACACCAAGCTGCTGGCCAACAAGCTCTCCGACGGCACGACCAGCCTGTTTGCCAGCGGTAACAAGAACTACCTCACTGGCGCGACGACCGTTCTGTCAGCCGAGGGGCTGCGTAAGGCGTTAGAGACCTTCCGCAAGCAGACCGACTCGCAGGGCAACGCCATCGGCCTCCAGCCGCGATACCTGCTGGTGCCGCCGGAACTGGAGTTCATCGCCCGGCAGTTGATCAATTCCGCCAGCCTCCAGCACGTCGGTGCGGCTACGGCCGCCGACAAGAATAACCCGACGTACAACCCGTTCCAGGGCGTGTTCACGATCATCGTCGAGCCGCGCCTGTCGAACACCACCTACGCCGGGGCCAGCGAGAGCGCGTGGTATCTGATCTGCGATACGGCCGTCTGCGACACCGTCGAGGTGGACTACCTCAACGGCCAGCGCACGCCGACGATCACGCAGGTTGGTAACGGTTCGATCCTTCGCGTGGAGTACGAGGTCGTCTTCGACGTGGAAGCGAACGTCGTGGACTTCCGCGGCATGGTCAAGAGCAAGGGCGCGGCGTAAGCCCATAACGGAAAGGAACTGACACATGGCGACTTTTGTGCATGACGGAAACACCATCGATTACACCCCGGCGACCGACGTCGCGGCGGGCGATGTCGTGGTTCAGGGAGAACTCATCGGCGTGGCCAAGGTGCCCATCCCGGCGGACAAGCTGGGGGCGCTGGCGGTCACGGGTGTGTTCGATCTGCCCAAGGCGACCGGCACGGGTGAAGCCATCGGCGCGGGCGCGAACGTGTACTGGGACGAAGCGAACCAGCAAGCGACGACCACCGCCACCGGCAACAAGCTGATCGGCAAGACCGTCGCCGCTGCAGGCGATGACGACACGACCGTTCGCGTTCGCCTGAGCCAGTAAAGGAGTCTCACGAGCGTGGGTGACCTGTTGAGGCAAGGAAGCCAATGGCTGGAGCAGCAGCGCACGGCGCACTGCTCCAGCCAGGTCACCTATCGCCGGGACGCGACTGAACTTCAGGTCAGCGCCACGTTCGGCCGCACGGAGTACGAGGTCGAGGACGACTACGGCCTTCGGGTCGGTGCGCAGGTGACGGACTTCCTGATCCTGGCCGAGGCGTTTTCACCGACGTTCGACGAACCGGAGGCGGGCGACCAGATCGTCGCCGACGGCGTGGTCTACGAGGTGATGAACCTGGCGGGCCAGGGGCACTGGCGATGGAGCGATCCGTACCGGACGACAATGCGGATTCATACGAAGGAAGTGGGCACGGAATGAACGGCTGCGAAGCACAGTATGAGAGCATCTGTAGGGACGAGTTCGCCTCGATCCACGCCAAACTCGACCGGATGGACGAGGCGATTCGCGGCAACGGCAGACCGGGCATTCAGCTTCGACTTGATCGCCTGGAAGCGGCCGAGATGACCCGGTCGCGGCTGCTCTGGATCATCGCTGGCTCGACCGTCACTCTGGCCGTCGGGGCAGTCTGGAACCTGGTGTTCGGAGCATAAGCAAGTGTCAACCATCATCGACATAGCGGACGCGGTTACGGCTGAGCTTGCGGCTGGCACCGGAGACCTCAGCCAGAGCTTCACACCGCAACGCAGTGTGCTGCCGGACTTCGAGTTGTCCGACCTTCAAGACCTGCGCGTGACTGTCGTTCCGCGTGCCGTGGAGATCACAGGTTCTTCCCGCACGATGAGCCAGCATGACGTGCAGATCGACGTGGGCGTACAGAAGAAGCTGGGCACGGACCTGGATACCGAAGTAGCCGAATTGGTCGGCTTGGTCGAGGAGATCGCCGGGTTCCTCCAGCGCCGGCCGTTGTCGGCAGCGCCTCAGGCGTGCTGGGTGAGGACCGCCAATGAGCCCGTCTACGCGCCCGACCATCTGGCAGAGAAGCGGTTGTTCACATCGGTGC